TAGGACTTGACTTGGCGGCATTGTCGAGTTGCTCAACAACATCTTGTTTGAGATTGTATATAGCAATCCATATCTTAAATGCACCTATGACACCTTCTTTATGTGCGTTTAGATGAACAGAGATTTTCTCTCTCATTGAATCTGTCATATTTCTGTTTTCTACAAAGTCAACAAAATCTTTGTACAAATTCTTTAGATTACCAGATACGATCTTCTTGTTGACATAAACAGTGAACAACTGATTGAATGAATTTCTTGCTTGTGGAGCAGTTGTAAACAATCCTTTGACAGCAGGGCCATATCGATTGATTGCTTGTTCTGCTTCTTGTTTAAGTTTAGTGTTAATCTTTAACTTGGGTGTAATCGGCATCTTACTCGGAACAATAGCAACCGTTGAGTTATTTTTTAGATTACCGATTGAGCCGTTAAGTGACTCTGCTTCATCAGTTGTCATAGCAGTTGGTGGAATAAATTGATGCACTGCGATTGCGGCTTGTTTTCCGTTAAGTAAGTGTCCTATTTCACTGTCAACAGCAACTGTGTATGTGATGCCGCCAGGGTTAGCCTTAAATGTAAAAAGGCCATCTTTTTCTTCTAGTGGTTGACTGAATAACAAATCACCCCAATAGAAACCAGTTGATCCTCTGTCTGATGCTTCAAGTCCCGGCCAGACTGAATTTATAATCCCGTATAAATCGCCTCTGTTTGCTCCACGAGCGACATCATATTCTTGGAATTGTTTAGGAGAGAACACTTGTCTGCCAGTGCCGTCTTTCTTGTTGAACATGTGTTTGTCCATGATAGAGAATTTACCATCTGCACCACGTCCAAAGATGAGAGCAGGATAACCGTCCCATTTAATTGTAACACTGTTTGGAGATTGAATCGTTGCTTCGATTTGTTTGATAGCGTTTCTTGCGCCTGTCTCGTCATCTAAAAACACTAGGTCTTCTGGATGATCCATATGACCTGCGGCTTCGACTAAGTTGATGGTGTCTAGTTTTTTCTGTAAATCAGCAAGATGCTCAGTAAGATTCATCTTACTTCTCTAATAACTTTTTAAGTTTTTCTACTCTTTTTTCAGATTCAGTTACTCTTTTACTTAACTGTTCAAGTGGAAGTTCTAGTTGCTTGGAATTAGCGTTTCTCTTTTTGATGATTTTATTTTTGGGTTTAGTAGAGATTGTCGGATCAATTCCATCTTTCTTTTTGGATTCTGGTTTCTTAATATCTGTTTTTTTAGCATCAGCCCGGGCTTTAGCAGGGGAATCATACTGAGAATAATCAACTTCTCCTGTGGCGTCCACTGTGTCAACGTCCACTGTGTCAACGTCCACTGTGTCAACGTCCACTGTGTCAACATCCCCATTATTTTTTGGACCAACATACTTCACTGGGTTATTCATTTTAGAAGTTGCCCATCCAATTTCCCCTAATTGTGATAATAATTGTTGATCAAATTGTTTATTCTTTATAAATGTGTCAGCGATAGAATTAATAACTGATTCAATCTGATCATACATTGATGGTAGATTGCTTTTAATTTTATCCAGTTTGATTGGTTGCATATATGAGGCAAATATACTAAATATATAATCGATAGTATTATCTTTATCTTGTAGCAGGCCTCCTACCTTAGCAGAATTAAGCATGGAATTCAATTCTCCCATAAAATCTTTCATCCAAAAGTTTTGGCTTAATGCACTGACTTTACTACCTTTAACTACCTTAGAAGTATTAGAAGGACCTTTAGTATTAACATTAGATGAATTATTTGTATTTGTGGATTGGCCGCTACTTACTGAGGCTCCCCCAAGTCTTCCTAGGCCGTATGCTTCTTGTATTATGTCATTGCTTTTCATCAACTGATCCTTTTTTTATTGCCTTTGCAAAGCGACTGGTATCTTTACCACGAATTGAACTTAATAATTTTTTTTCTAATAACATTGCTTGTTCTGGAGAACACGACCGATTAATGAATTCAAGTAAATTAATAACACTACTAATTAGATTAGTACCTCGAGATTCAATTAGAGAAGGAATATCTCTTTTAGTGCTAATGAGTTCTAATTCTTCTAATAAACTTCTAGTTTTTTTCTGCATATTATTATCCGTAAAGATTTTTAATCTCTTTAATATAGTATTTATTACATTAACGCAAATACTGGTTAATTATTTTAATGATCTAAGTAGTGATTTTAATTTTTGTCCTTGTACATCTGCTTTTACATGAGATTCGCCTTCAGATGCTAATTGTTCTTGGACTTTGGCATCTGTTTCTCCAACACCACCATTGCTCACACTACTTGTAGTTCCTCTAAACTTATTCAATACATCTTGGGCTGATGTACTATTTTGAACAGAACTAGTACCAGGATCTGTGATACGCAATGTATCAACATTGAATGCTAACTCCACTTTTTGTCCTACACCAGAACTTGATCTTGTCTTCATCAACTGAATCTGATACTGACCACGTTCTCTCATACTGCGTGATGTAAAGATACCGAACACATTATCTGCTGTGTTGATCTTACTAATGCCACCTGAAATCATACTATGATCAAATTCTATCTCTTCTACCGCACTTCTGTTTAACTGAGCCGCTGTCACAAAGATTAAATCAAATTCTTTTGCTAAGTTGCGTAGTTCTTCTGAGACATACTTGTCTTTTACAAATAAATCACTCGGAGACACTTTAGCACTTACCGGCATTAACAAGTCCAAATAGTCAACACACACAAAATCACACTTAAACCCTGTTTGAATTTGCAATTCTTTAATATATGCTCTGATATCATTAACTGTTGATTGAGCAGATAAGTACTTGATTCTAAGATTACCAGATGCTTTTTGTTTCATCTTCACTTTCATTTCTACATTATCTAAATCTTTGAAAATTTCTTTACTGCTTGTATCAGTTAGCATTGAATCTATACGCATTGCTGTTAATTCTTCACTCAATTCTAAAGTAATATAAACTCCAGATGATCCTTGAAGAATCCAATTAACTGCTAAATTTTGCATAAACAATGATTTACCAGTTCCTGAACCACCTGCAAAGATTTGCATTTCTCCTTTGTTGAACCCACCATAGAGTTTTTGATCTAGGACTGGCCAACCTGTTGAGTTTTGTCCGTTACTAGTTTTCAAATGCATCAATCTAGCCCTAGGATCAGCAAAATAATCAATACCCATGTCACGTTGCAGAGAGATTTGTACTGCATCTTTAATGAGTTTTTCAACAGGATCGTAATCACCCTTTTCTAATAGGTCTGCTGATTTCATAATTGCTCGTTCTAGTTCTTGTCTACGAGTAAATGCTTCAAACTCAGCCATAAACCAATCATAATGTTCTACTTGTAGATCATCTATAGTTTCTATATTAATACTAGTAGTGGCTTTAATTTGTGTAGGATCAGGTAAGATTTTATATTTAGATGAATGTTCTACTAAAAATTCTGCAACTGGCCTAAGTTTTCTATCAAAATTTTCTGGATTAAAGATGTTTGTTACACGAACATATAATTCTGCGTTTGTTACCATCATTCGCAAAAATAGTTCTTGTACGTCTGTATTAAAGTTTTTTAGCAATTCTATTCCTCATTATTTCTATTTTTATTTTATTATCTGTTGATACTTCCAATATACTTATTAGTGTTGGCAGTTTCCCATATTTTTTTAATGCATCATTTGCGTCTTTAATATCATCTCCCCAGTCTGGTAGTGATAGATTAAATCCTAATTCTAATGCTCGTTCACATATTTCTAATCCTGTTTTGTCTTGATCCGGAACAATGATGATCTGTTTATTTAATTTTCGTAAAACAGTTGCTTGAGCATCACTAATTGTGTTATGTGTTAAGGCACATCCATTAAACGAGATTGCATCAAATATTCCTTCAAACACTAAACATACATCCCAATCAACTCGTTGTAAATCAGTTCCAAACACATACCCTGGCTGTTGATCATTAATAAATTTAGGTGTTCTGTTATCTAAAAATCTACTCGTGTGTCCTACAATTTTATTTTCGTAAGTGTAGGGAATAATAATTCTATTTGCATTTCTACCCGTTGCGTCTGGTGTTACTAAAAAAGGATAATTATTGTACATTATTTTTCTACTTTCTAAATAGTCAATGTATACTTCATGTTTTGGATTGTATGCATTAAGTAATTCACCTTCTGGCATTGGTAGTTCTTTGAATTTAACTTCTTTAAGTTTTTTTGTTGCCTTAACTAAATCTATTAAATCTCTATTTTGCATAGAATAAAGATTCCATTTGTTAATGTCTGAGTCATCCATGCCACTCCAAGACAGAAACTTACGACAATTTTTACTGATGTTCCTTCCTAACTTAAATCCACATTTGAAACTACAATTGAAACAATGATATGACCAGTTGTCTCCGTCAATTTTAACTCCGCCACGCATACGTTTGTCAGGGCCATGACCATTATGAGTGCAACACGGAGCATTGAACGAAGTCCAACCGCTTTGCGTGTTTTTCTTTTTGCCCGGTATGACCGTGAGTATATCAAACATAACTGTTATTATAAACTAAAACGAGAGAAAAAACAAGTAAAGCGGGTATCTTATCTTGCCAAAATAGTAACTATATTACCCACATTTGCTTCGAACTTGAGACGGATGTAAGGATGATATCCATTGATGGTGTAACCAATTGTGTTTGATTCAACTTCGCCGTTTGCGGCATTACCATATTGATATACATTACCAATATCATAATAGTCAGCATCAACTAATGTTGAGCCTTGAATCGTAAGGTTGCCGACATAGTTTGCGTAGTCGATTGATGTTGTCAATATAGGATTGTCTTGTGTGTTGATGACACTTGAGAAAAATGTAAGTGCTTCAGAGTTAGCGTTTGCATTTGCTCCTGGCACTGATTGATCAGTTGGTATTGTAACAGTTTCAGAAGGAACGAATGAAGGTAGAACTGAATCGACTATATGTAAGTCACCTCGTGCTCCTGCCTTAGAATCTACAAAAACAGGTAAGTTCAGGTTACCACTTGGCCATTCTAATGAGTAATAACATTGTTGAGAAGCAATGTCTTCTATTTCAGCGGCAGTAGTATTAAGAAC